ACTTAAGGCAGTTGGATTTGCTGCTAAAAAGTTTGGTGATACATTGGCTTCGGTTGATCGTGGAGCATCATCATTTCTAGAGACGTTCGGCCTTGATAAATACAGAGGACTCGCTAGAGCTGCTTCTATTTTCACTGGTAATGTCAACCCACTTAGTATTGCTGAAGGCGTAGTAGCATCAAATAAACTGTGGAATGGTGCTGGTAGGCTACTAGATTCACTTGGTGAAAATATGCTAGTCAATCAGGGGACTTCTCCATTCTTCCGCAGGGTCGCAGATGACATGGCTACCCCGTGGGGTAAAACATTTGCAACACAGCTTGATAACTTTGTTCCTCCAGTGGCTAGGGGTGTTGGAGCTATTTCAAAGGGTATTGCTGGAGCTGCTGCACCAAGCCTTGTCTATGAAGCTATTAATCATCAAGGACTAGATGCAAACGTATTCAAGCAAGCTGCTACTGACGCATTAGTGTTTGGTGGGGTGCATGGAGTCTTCAAAGCAGCAACAGTTGGTGGGGCGCGTGACTTCAATGCTGTGAAAGCTGGAGACAGAGCTAACTTCAATGAAAGGCTAAAAAATGCTGACCCAGAGCAGTATGATATTTACAATTCTAAAGTTGACCCATCGACAAAGGATCTGATTTCGTCATTTTCTGGGGCGTATCCTAACGCAAAAATCAAATTTGTTACTGAAGGCCCAAGTTACCAATCAGGAAACACCGCAACTTTTAACGTTAATGCGCCAAGAGAACACGCTGGGGTTATTGCCTTACATGAGTTAAAGCACGTCCTTCAAAACGAATTTCAACTAGACGAGGCTATTTTGGCTCACATGGTTGGCAACAAAACTCGTGGGGGTGAGATTTTCACTAAAGATGGGTCTCTTGATCCTGAGTTTGTCAAATTTAGCAACGAATACAACAATCGCATCAAGGCACTTGGGCAACCAGAGCTTGGCGTTCATGATCTAGCAATTGAGTTTTATACCGATAAAGCTGCGGAAGTATTGAAGAGCGACATCAAATCAGGTGAGTTCACCAAAAGAGCGCAAGAAAGTCAGTTGAGTCGCACAGTAAAATCTCACTTCTCAAGCCTTGTAAATCAGGTTCCGATCATTAAGAACATTCACATTAAGACTGGCGGTGCAATTGATTCTTCTGGCAGACTCGTGAAGGGTAGTGGGTTATTGAGCGAGGGATTCACCCAGTCAAAAGATGTTCAGGCGATGGTTCGCAAGCTATACCGCGAAACTGCTGGTGTATCAAAACCTGTTGTGGGTGTCGCTCAGGAAGGTGCTGCAATGCGTCAACCACGGGCAACCAAGTCAACCAGAGAAGGAATTAACAATGGAACGTCCGCTATCGAGAAGGTAAATAGAGATTCCCGTGCTGCTGGCCTTGAGGTTCCAGAAGGTGCGCTTGATCCATCTACAGTGAGGGGACGTGACGGGGTTCCCACGGCATTGCAGACAAAAGCAATCATTGATAGCGGGGCCATTCACCCAGACCATCTTGGGACATTCCCAATGCTTGTGGGAGAGATGAACCCAAGTTCAACGTCTACGTTCCTGTTCCATTATCGTCCAGCAGAGCAAGGCAGAACTACCCAGTCAGCGGTAGGTGAAACATTCCATCACATCAAGCCTGTTGGGGTTAGGACAAACAAGAAGGGCAACGTGTTGATTACGGCCCTCGATGTGAATCTTTGGGATCAGAATATCAAAAAGGTAGCAAACAGTAAGCCAGCCAAAGACCTTGGATACACTGAGAAGCAAATCAGAGCGGATTCATACGAGGCTAGTAAGTATCACATCAAGAACCAATCGCCAGATGCTTATTTCGAGCAGAAGTACGGAGAATCTCAAGCATTGAAGCGGAAAAGTCTTGTAGCTTCGACGTATGGAGAAATGACTGCCAAGCAACGTGCTTACAATCCATTGCTCTCAGAAGTTGGCATGGGTCGTCCTGATCACGTTTATCGAACATTCTCGCTAGACGATGTCAAGAGTGCCACAAGAACCAATTCCAGCGTAAATCTGAGCTTCGATCCGAATAATTACTACTCGCTAAAGGTCAACTTGATGCCAGAAGCACCAATCGTAGACCGCAGTGGAAATATCATTGAGAACCCAGCAATGAAGGATTTCTTTGAGAATCACTTGCCAAATGGCCAGAGATTTAGAGAGAACTTGGCAACACCAGAATCAACAATTGGAAGTGCGCCAACATCAATGGTTCCGCAAATTACATCACGCTATATGCCGGAGTCGACCACGCAGCAAATTTCCATGCCTGATAGTGTCCCTGCTATTTCTAAGAGCCAAACTAGATTTCTTCCAGAACCAATTGAGAAGCTTGCATCGTTTGCTGGCAAAAGAGTCCAAGTTTTAACGTCAGATTTATCTATCGTTAAGGACATTACGCATGGAGAACACACAGCAAAATTTAAAGGAGGGCCGGGATATCTGGATAATGATGGATGGGCATTTACCGCAAAAGATGCTGCTGATGCATTTGTTACTAGGTGGAAAAAGGATGGTAAACCATTGATCGGGCTGGCTTCTCTTGGGCCTGCGAATCATCTTAATTCTCTTGATGCTAGAAAAGCATACGGTGAAAAATGGAAAAGCTTGGTTGATTCTAATGTTCTTAGTGAACAAGAAGTATCAAGCCACATCCAGAAGGCGATGGGCAGAATTGCGGAGTCAGACGCTAAGAGTGTCAAACCAGCATGGAAAGAAGTTGCCTCCAAAATTAAAAACGCCAACGATCTTGCTGAATATTTTGATAAAATACCGTGGGCGGCTGCTCCAATGTTTTATAATAAATTGACTGCAAAGACACTTCCTGTTTCATACAAGACATTGGTAAAGCATGGGTTAGACTTGGAATCGGCAGCAAAAGAATACCGTCAACCAGAATTCCACAAATCAGAACTTGGAGATTTATACGCTATTGCTGAATATGATGGGTCCGCCCCAGATTATAAACCCGAACTGAACACAGCGTATCCGTGGAGAATTAAATTTTCTAAACGTGCTACCCTTTCAGAAATGTACAATGTTGCTGATCTAACCACTGATCCAAGAGCATTTGCTGGAAAGAAAGTTGGAGGTAGACTTGGAGCGCAACCACTGATGGTTACTGGAATCAATTTAGATCGATTGATGGCTGGAGACTTAAAGGCAAGCGGTAAGCCGCTCACCATGCATCCTGAAACGGCCAGAACAAAAAGCCATCCAGCCGAAGAGTTTGGCAGTGGAAACCCAAGTGAATACCAACCGTATTCAGAAACGCCATTAGAGAAGCCGATCAAAAAAAGCAAATCCACCGTTAAAGTGAAAACATCACCTGAATCAATTTCTAGTGTTGCCAAGATGAAATAGTCAGCATACTGTGCCTCTAATGAGTAATGCAATTGCAAAAGAGATCGAGTCTCAACCTTCCGAATGGTTCCAAGAAGTCCTTGAGAGAGCTAAGGCGCATGGTGACCGCAAGAGGGTTGAGTACTGGAACCCACAAGGGGCTGCAAAGGCTCTCTGGGGGCTTGCACAGGGTAAAAGCTACTCTGCCATAGCAAAGGACACTGGGATCGATAGGAAGACCGTCAGGGAGCTTGAATGGAGGCATGAGGATACTCTCGAAACTAAGCGAAAGGACTTTTCGCGCAAGTACGCAATTGCTGCGGAGGAATATACTGACTTGCTATTCCAGAAAGCAGAGCAACTTGCTGAAGATCCAGAGCAACTGAAGAACATCTCCCCTGACAGGCTGGCGTTAACGGTAGGAATTATGACTGACAAGGCTACGCAACTTGCTGGCATGGCAGGTGTGGTGATCGAACATCGCAAGGGGGCATCTATCGAGGATGCGGCCATTATGATTGCACAGGCTAAGGCAAAGATCGCATCACGGGCCTCAACTGTCATTATCGACGTACCATGAAGTGGCGTTCACACCAGATTCTGACTCCTCCAGCAGAGGATGAGATTGCAGAAATGGAACCAGAGGACTTGGTTCACCTGCACCAGATCTATCACGAGGCGATTGAGAACGCTGAAAAAGATCCATTCCGCTATGGGTTCCGTCTTCCTCACTGGGGCAAGGCTGAAGAACAGCTGTCAGAAGTCACTGAGATTGTGGCACTTGGTGGAAATCGATCAGGCAAGACCCAGTGGGGGGCGTTCTCCATCGTTCGTGCTGCGGTAGAGAATCCCAACTCCGAAATCTTCTGCTTCGCCCAAACGTCTGAGGTTTCCATCCGACAGCAGCAGAGTGCCGTGTATGACTGGCTACCTGCTGAACTAAAGACCAAGCAAACATCTGCTGGGGCTTACATCAGCTACACGAAAAAAAACGGATTTACTGACGGAAGTTTAATCCTACCTAACGGCTCCCAAATCATTTTCAAGACGTACTCTCAGTATCAGAACAACCCCACCATTCTGGAAGGCGCGGAACTTGGAAGCAGATCACCCGTGTGGCACAATATCGGCGTATGGCTCGACGAATACTTACTAGGCCCAGAGTTGATCAATACGCTCAGGTTCCGATTGGCTACGAGAGATGCTAAAATGTTGGTCACGTTCACGCCAATCGATGGTTGGACTGAGGTCATCAAGGAGTATCTTGATGGAGCATCCATCGTGGAATCCAGACCTGCGGAACTGCTCAAGGGTGAGCTTGTGCCATACATCCAGAGGTCGAAGAAGAGAAACGCCAGCATCCACTACTTCCACTCTCAGGACAACCCATTTGGAGGCTATGAGCGTATCAAGGAGGCTCTTGAAGGCAGAACGCGGGAGGAGATCCTCATTCGTGCTTACGGGGTCCCTGTGAAGTCTCAGGCGACCAAATTCCCTAAATTCAACACTGCGGTCAACGTCATCTCAAACGACAAGATTCCCACGGAGAACATTACACGGTATCAGATCATCGACCCTGCTGGCGCAAAGAACTGGTTCATGTGCTGGGTTGCAGTTGACGAGACTGGTACATACTACGTCTATCGGGAGTGGCCTAGCGTGGATGTGGGTGATTGGGCTGAGTGGAAGAGCGGCAAATGGGTCGCTGGTGAAGCAGCAAAGGGTCTTGGGTATGGCATCCGTGATTACGTCGAACTGATTCAAAACTACGAGGAAGGCGAAGAGATATTTGACAGATTGATCGACTCTAGGCTAGGTGCTGCTAGGTATCAAGCGTCTGATGGTGCTTCCTCGATTATCG